GGGAATAATTGACACGGAAAAGAAAACGGTTTTTGTGCATGGATCATGCGCTTTTGAAGCGATAGAGGCGGCTGTAAAGGCCGTTGATCCTGAAAACTGGCCGTTGTACGCACTTACGTGCGAAAATGTTTCGATCTCGTTACCATGTGAACCAACTAAATTCAAATACCCCTCTTTTGAAGACAGAAGATGAACACGGGTAAATACATATACGGGAAGTTAAGCGGTACAACGGGCGTTACGGCGCTTGTAAGTACGCGGATCTATCCCATGATTTTACCCCAAGATGCGATTTACCCGGCCATTGTGTACAGTGTAGACAATAAGCCGTTAGATAGCAATATGAAGGACAGGGCGGGCTACCACGACCGCGCTACGGTAACGCTGAATATCTGGGCGGATGTGAAGTTCGGGCAAGCGGCCTACACTTCACTGGATGCAATAGACACGGCAGTAAGAACGGCAATGGATTTTCAGACGGGAACCTCAAACGGGGTTACGTGTGAGACTTGCAAATACATGGGAAGTGAAGACATATACAGCGAAGACAGGCTGTTGATTGGCCGGTCTGCAACGTATGTACTAACGATAAAGGTATGATAGACGCACAGCTCCAGGCGGATTTAAACAAGGTAATTGCAGCCGTTCAAAAGATCGGTCCGGTATTGTACCGGGATGCAAAAAAAGAGCTGAAAGCGGCGGCGCGTCCTTTGTCGGCGGCTGTTAAGTCTGTGACTCCGGTTGGTAAAAAAAAGGAGCATAAGCGCTATCCAAAATTAAGGCCAGGGCAAAAGAAAGCAGCTAAAGATCAAGGTCGTGTTATTGCCACATACAAGAGCGGCAACTTGAAAAGGTCTATTGGTGTGATAAGCTTTAGAAGGGCTAAAACATCTGTATTTGTCGGGGCAAGATTACGCGGTGTGTACGATGGCTACTATGGCCATACTGTCAACTATCCAACAAGAAGCGTAAACGACAAAATGAGGCCGGGTAAATACTTCTTAGAAAAAGCAGTAGCAACGGCCGGGCCTGCAACGCTAAAAGAAGCGGCAAACAAGTTAAGCCGCGTAATTGTAAAATATTGGGAATCAAAATGAAAATCAGATACACAAAGCAATTCACAGACGAACACGGCATGACCTTCTTACCCGGATGGGTAGCGGAACATTCACAGTCTGACTGTGAAAAGCGCATATCACAGGGCTTTGCGGCCCCTACTGAAGAAGGAACAAGGGCGTTAAGGTACTCCGTAAGCGCACCCGTTTTGGTGGATGCCTGCGCCGTACCGGATGCTCCTGAAGGCTTATATCAGCCTATGGAACAGGAAGAAGAAAGAAAAGGCCCAAAGGTCTTCAAAACAAAATAAACAAATAAACACACTACACTATGGCACAGACAGTTGGTACAGTTCTGGCAAAAAACATGAAGCTATATTTTGGCGCGACTGCATTGACGTGCCAGGTAGATGTTTCTATCTCCGGCTCCACAAACATGTTTGAAACAACATGTAAAGACAGCGGGGCAAACTCTGCTTTTCTTCCAGGTTCAAAATCCTGGACAGCAAGCGGAACACTAAACTACGCGGATGATGCCACCCTTGGTTTCGGTACATCCACGACGGGTATTTTCGACAAATGGGACGGTCAAGGCACCGTTTCCGTAGTATTCCAGACCGGGGCAAGCGGTGACCGCAAATGGAGCGGCACGGGCTATGTTTCGAGCTGGACTATGAACAGCTCCGGCAATGATGAAGCCGTGACCGTGGATTTTGAGATCCAGGGAACAGGCGCCCTTGCTATGGCTACAATCAGCTAATCAAACAATAACATGGAATGACAACCTATTTGAATTTGGATGGCGTAGAGCGTCCGGTGCGTTTTGGTTTTGGTGCTTTGTACCAATACGAACAGCGTACCGGACGCAATGCCCTGGAAGATTTTGCAAAGATGGCAGGCGGGGCGGTTTCAATCACTTTAATGGTTGACTTGCTCTTTGCCGGACTTGTAGCAGGGCATAGGCATGAAAAAGTGCCAGTTTCTTTCAATCAAGACGATGTAGCAGAATGGATGACCCCTGAAGTGTTAAATCAAACGGCCGTAATGTTCACAGACGCATTTCCAGCAGAGCAGCAGGAGGGCGACGGCGAAAAAAAGACGAAGCCCCCGAAAGTGAAAGTGATGGCCTAAGGTGGCAACGGTTGATCGAGATGGGGGCGGCGGCTGGATTAAAGGAAGATGAGTTTTGGTCTTGTACGCCACGCTATTTGTATGCCTTGCAAAAGGCAAAGAGGGACGAAAGTCGGCAGTCCTGGGAGCAAGCCAGGTACATAGGATTTTGGTCTTTGAAGGCGGCAGGCTCGAAGGTTAAAAGCCCTGAAAAACTGGGTAAATTCCCTTGGGAAATGCGGCAAGTGGTATTCCCTAAGCAATCCATCGAGGAGCTAAAGAAGTTCGATGAAGAAGCCGATTTGATACTCAAAATGACTAACCCGGAAGCGTACGAACGCTACATAAAAGCAAAGGAGGCGCAAAATGACGGCAACTGATTTAAAGGTTCGGGTTGGTTTTCTATTTGATGAAAAGTCGCTTAATGCGCTATCTAAACGCTTACAGCGTAGCGGCGAGCAGCTGTCCCGGATTGGTACAGACCTTACACTTTCCTTATCGGCTCCGTTGGCAGCCTTTGGCGCTGCATCCATCAAAGCGGCTGGGGATATTGAAAGCCTTACCCTTGCTTTAAAATCACAGTTAGGAAGTAGTGAAGCGGCGGCGGCAGAGTTGGACAAACTGACTGAAGCGGCCAAAAACCCCGGCCTTGGTGTAGAACAAGCCGTTCGGGGTTCTGTTCGTTTGCAGGGTGTTGGCCTTGCAGCAGAAGAAGCCCGTGAAACGCTTATCCAGATGGGTAATGCCATTGCAGCCACGGGCGGAACGGCTCAGGAGCTTGACAACGTAACGCGGCAATTCGCCCAAATGATTAGCAAGGGGCGCGTACTTCAGGAAGACGTTTCTATCTTGTCTGAAAACATGCCAGGCCTTGCACAGCTTATGCAAAAGGCATTTGGCACTCAAAGTGTGGAGGCGATCCGGGAAATGGGTGTGGGCGGCAAAGAGTTTGTGCAGCGTATCACAGAGGCGGCAAAGGAATTACCACGGGTAGAGGGTGGTATAAAGAACGGGATCGGCAACGCGATGGACAGCCTAAAGCAGAGCGCTGCAAAGGTTGGACTTGCGATCAATACTGCTTTTGATGTAACGGGCTTAATAGAATCTTTTTCAGGTGGACTTTTGGCGGCTGCAAATGCTTTTGCAAGCCTCGACAGCGGGGTGCAAAAACTGATTCTTTCCCTCGCTGGCATTGTCATTGCCACGGGGCCGGTGGTGAGCGCCTTTGGGGCAATTAAGCAATTTGCCGGAACATTTGTGTCAATATGGGCAAATGTCCTATCCAGCGTAAAAGCGGGAATAACAGCCTTTAAAGCCCTGGACACGGCAATGAAGCTGACTGTAATTGGTGGGCTTATTGCGGCCGTCGGATTATTGGCGGCGGCTTATACTCATTTTTCTTCGCAGCTTACCGATGCAGAGCGGGCGCAAAAATCACTAAGCGAAGTTAACCGCAAAGCGGCTGAAAGTGTAGCAGGGCAAAAGTCAGAGGTAGACACCCTGGTAGCGGCTTACAAAAGTGAAGGGGCTACACTTGACCAAAAAAAGGCCATACTATCAGAGCTTAACCGGATAAGCCCCGAATACTTTGGAGGCATACGGGTAGGTAAGGGAGATATTGAAGCGATTACAGCGGCCACAGCGAAATATAGCGCGGAGCTTATCAGGGTAGCAAAGGCCACAGCTTATAAAGACCGGTTAGTTGAGATAGAAAAAGAATTGCTGAACCTGAATAAGACGGCGCAACCTTCCATTATTCAGTCGGTTGGTAATGCCATTTTAAGTTTGGGTAATGTTTCAGGGTTTGCCGCTAAACAGGCGCAAACAGCAGCGGATAACATTGTAGAGCAAACAAAGGCTTTAGAGGCAGAGCGCACGGCGCTATCTCAAAACCTTACGCAGCTTACACTTGCTGACGCGGCAAATAACAAACTAAACGATTCTACAAAAGACCTTACAGATACGACAGGGGCTTATGACGAGGCACTAAGGCAGGCAGAAGCAAAAGCAAGCGCATACAAAGAAGTTTTAGTAGATATTCAGGCTGAATCCGACCGGCAGAGCCTTCTTGGCGTTACCGACCTACCTCAAAAACTGCAAGTTGCAGAGGCTGGGTTAAAAAAGCTGCTTGACGCGGGATGGAAGCCAAATACAGAGGAGGTTAAGCGAGTAGCTGCTGAAGTGATTAATCTTCAGGCGCAAATAAACGCGCTAACCCCACCAGCCCCAATCACAATAGACATTATCCGCCGGGAATCAACGTCGGGCGGGTTTGTTCCAACAGCAAGACCGGAGGGCGAGTTTGAGGCCATAAAGAACCAACAGGATGCAATAGCCCAAAGGCAAAAAGACCTTGCAAAAAGTTGGCGTGACACATACATAGGCGCGGCTCAGGAAGTTTCAGGGGCTTTATTCAATATCCTGGGCGGCTCTTTAAACGCAAGGACACAGGCTGAAATAGATGCGGCCGAACAAAGTGCAGCAGCGGCAATACAAGCGGCTGAAGGCAATTCTGAAAAGCAGGCACAAATACGGGCGGCTTTAGATCAGAAAATTGCACAGATTGAGAAAAAGGCCGGTAAACGGCGCAAGGCGCAAGCCATTGCAGAAGCCATCGTAAATACGGCGGTGGGTGTAACACGTGCTATTTCTTCAGCACCTCCACCATTAAACATTCCAGCTATTGTAGCGGCTTCTGTAGCAGGCGCGGCGCAAATTGCCATCATTGCGGCGACCCCGTTTGCCCGTGGTACTGGATACGCCCCCGGCGGCATGGCCCTGGTAGGTGAACAAGGGCCGGAGCTTATCAATTTGCCACGCGGATCACAGGTGTATTCAAATCCAAAAACAAACAGGATGCTTGATAGTATGGGCGGCGGCGGTATGCTTAGTGGTGAGTTCACCGTAAGAGGCACAGACCTGGTATTAGTATTGGAACGAGCGCAAAACAAAAATCAACGGTTTAGATAATGGCAGTTAGGCTAACAGGCACATTTTACGACATAAACGGGGCGGAATATCGGGCGGATATTCACGATGCTGACTTTGTGGGCAGTTCCGACCCTTTTACCGTAAAGTACTGCACTATTAGCTACGACAGCAATGATAATAACGACTTCAATGCTCCGATCATTGGAAGCCGGGCAGAGGTCGGTATGGTGGTGGACTTTGAAGATACGATACTGCCAACCTTTATAGAAGATTTTGCAGGCGGTTCCGAAAGTCGTTTTTTCCTGGAAATTACAAAGGTTCTAACTTCTTTGGTGGTTTGGCGGGGCTTATTAACACCCGACTTTGCAGGTGAAGAAGATACAGCCCCTTACTACACTTTTAAGGTGTCTGCTGTATGCGGTTTGGCTACGCTAAAGAAAAAGCCCTACCACGATGGATCAGCCCTTTATACGGGCATAGAGCGACTGACCAAACACCTTGTTACGGCACTTGCTAAAACAGACCATGCTTCCATGTGGGGCGGTACTGACGCCTTCCTAAAAACGTCGGTAGACTGGTGGGCGGTGTCAATGTCAAGCGGGGCAAATGATGACTCTTTGTTTCAGGGCGGTGTAGATCATTCAGCCTTTTACAACTTCCAACAGCAGGGAGGCGTAGATAAAGACGTAATAAGTAGTTACGACGTTTTATGGCAAATCCTAAAGACGTTTAATTGCCGGATATTCCAAACAGAGGGCGTATGGTGGGTGGAACAAATACCCTACCGCACAGCTTCGCCGTATTATTCCAGGGCGTACCAGAAAGATGGCACGTTTATATCCTCAGCAACCGTATCAGGGGCAAATGTCATAGACCAAACCAGCACAGGCGCAAAGCTGGCCACAATGACATACGATTTCCTTCCGGCTCTTAAAAAGTCAGAGGTTAATTACGATGTCAAGATTAGGCGCAATTTCCTGAACGGGGCAAATCTGACAACGGGAGCGGATACGATCAACTTTGATCAGGCTATATCTGCAAACGGTGGGGATGCCATAATGCGCCTTAAAGGTCAAATTTCCTTTGGAATTAAAAACCTTAGCTATTCGGGCGGCGCTAACGATGTGCTTTTCTTTGTACCTAATATAAAGCTGAAAGTAGGCAGCAATTACCTTTTAAGGGATTACGCCATTTCTAACTTTACAGCGCAAATAGATCCGCCTGAATGGACAGCAAACAGTGCAGACCGGATTTATCTGCCACACAACATCGGGGTGGTTCCGGCGGTTGGTGCGCAAGTAAACGGTACAATCAATTTTGAGATACTCACCCCGGCATTGCCTTCAGACGGTGATGACAATCAGTTGGTGGTTACAGCGTCCGGCCTTCAGAAGTGGGACGGCGGCGGTGTTAGTGGTTCACAGTTTCAGATATTTTGGAGCGCCTCCAACTTGTTCCTGGAAGTGTACGATGAAGGCACCCCCGTTGTTTCAGAGGATCAGATACAATACACTGCAGATAATCCGGAGGACTTTAGTGAGGTGTACGAAACTACAATTCGCCTTGGTTCGGCTTTACTGTCAAATAGCGCCGGGCGGATATTTAGATGGAACGGATCTATATGGGTGAACGCAACCGATTGGGGGCAGGGTGTAGGAACGAGAAACAAGGCAATAGGCGATCTATTGGCGCTAAACATCCTAAATGCCAGGATTTCACCGCGTAGGAGGTTAAACGGCTCTATGTACGGCGATTTTCGCATGTTCCGCTTGATGCAAACGCTTGACGGGAATAAATGGATGATGTCAAGCGCCAATTGGGACATAGGCAAAAATACCATACAAGGAACCTGGTTTTTGCTTGACTATGGCAGCGCGGGCGTATCAGCTACTCCAATTAAAAAGAAAGTAATACCAAACGGGCCTACATACCCGCCAATCCCAGACCCAACAAACCCCACAGGCTTAATAAATACATCAAGCGGGTTTAACATCAACCCGGCCCCTACTGTACTGGCCCCGGTTGCTTATAATGCCCTGGATGGTGAAATAGCAGAGGGCGCAACCGTTACAAGCATTGCGATCAAAACAGCCTCCACAGGTAGCGAGTTTTTGGCGGGGGATGGTGTTACGCTGGTTAACCCATATACCGGACAATTCCAAACATTTACCATTGCCACGGCTCCAACGGTGGGTGCTACGTCTTTGAGTGTGTCAAGCACGGCGGCGCTTTATGATTTCCCTGAAGATAGCTACCTGGTAGTAAAGCAAAACGCTTATTCATTCCGACTACCACAGGGAACGGCTGAAGGGCAAATATTACGATGGGACAACGTAGCTGAAGAATGGGAGGTATACAGCGGCACGACTGACGGCCATGTACTAACATGGGACACTGCAAACGGATGGCAGGCAGAAGCAAGCACGGGCGGCGGCGGCAATTACCAGACTCTACGCGACGGCGGGGTGGATGCTACGCAAAGAGCTGCAGCAAACTTTGTCGATACGGCGCGAATTTCGTTTACCCTGACTGATGACGCGGGTAATAATGAAACAGAAGTTAATGCTGATATAATTGCCAATTCAATCGGCAATGCAGAGCTACGGCAGGGCGCGGCGGCCTCTGTGATTGGAAGAAGCGCGGCAACGGGTGGCGATGTGGCAGACATTGTAAGCAGTGCAAACCACCAGGTACTAAAGCGTAGTGATACGGGTACTTTGATATGGGGCGCTGTGACAACTGACAACATCGCCGACAATGCCGTAACAACAGCAAAAATAGCAGACAGCGCCGTTACCACAGCCAAAATAAACGACCTGGCAGTTACCACGGCAAAGCTGGCAGATAATGCCGTGACTACGGTTAAAATAACGGATTTAAACGTTACCACGGGCAAAATAGCTAACGACGCGGTTACATACGCCAAACTACAAAACGTCAGCACAAACAACCGGATATTAGGCAGGATCACAGCGGGGGTGGGTGATGTAGAGGAATTGACGGTTGCCAATATGTACACCATATTGGGCATGACTGGAACAAATGGGCGTTTGGCGATCTGGACAGGTGCAAACACGCTAAGCTCTGATGCTGCATTTACTTTTGATGCAGGTAACGACCGGATGACCATAACGTCAGTATCAAATACCTCTAATTTGGGTGTAGCGGTATTAAATATAAGCGGTGGGACAATTACCGGATCAACAACTACTATACGTGCGGTTGCAGATACAACAGCAAACCACCTGTTTGAGATAATAAACACCAACAACGCAAACGCTGATGCAAATACTATCCTAAATGTTGGGAGCGGCGGCACAGCTGGGGGGGATTCTGTTATACAGTTCCAGATTAGAGGTGCGGGCGGGGTTACTCATTCGATTGGTATTGATAATAGCGACTCTGATAAATTCAAGATTACGCCAAACGCAAGCAGACCGGGCGGTAATGCCAATAGCGGCCTTATTATCACTAACGCGGCGGCGGCCCTGGTTGGTATTAACTTGGACGCTCCTTCATATCCGCTTGACGTAGGCGGACGTGGTAGAAGTGTTCAGCAGTTAATGACACAGGCACATCCGACGGCCGGGCCGCAGCTTGCGGCAATGGGCACGGGCGGGACAATTAACTTCCTCTTTGGTGGTAATAATGGTTTTTTTGTTGATTTCACAGTAGGCACAACACCCACGGCCGACAGCGATCTTTTTAAGATCACACTAAACCAAGTGTTCCCAATTACATACTATCCGGTTTTCAGCCAGAACAACAGTAATGCCGCAAGGGATTACAATAAAATTTATATATCAAACTTTGACAGCGGAAGTTTAACGCTTGCGGTTCGTGGCACGTTAACGGCTGGCGATCAATACTCTTTTAACTTCTCATTCTTTGGAAGATGATTGAAACAACAGGCGGGCGCTTCGTTATCGAGGATGACAGCGAACAGCAATTCAATGGCTCATCTATCATTTGTGAGCCGACCTACATAGAGCTTCAGGAATCGTTTGCCGTCCGGCTTAATGTTGTGGACAGCGTTACAACGACAATATTAGCCTACGGATACTTGACGGTTACAAAGGCAGAGGTGGACGCGGAAACGGGAAGCGGTACGGGTGAGACGGCTCCCTGGTTCTCTGCCTTGCAGGAGGCGGTAATAACTAAACTGGAGGCATTGACCGGGAATGGTAGCATAACGTTCTT